TGCTATCAATATCATGCTGAAGAGTAAAAGTCACAGTTTGACCGCTTTGAAGACAACGATAAGTAGCCATATATTCTCCAAAAAAAGGGGGTTTTTAGCCCCCTCTTTATTAGACCATGCGAGCTACGACAACACGGAGTGTTGCTGAAGCCAAGTCTACAGTTGAGCCAGACTCATTTTGAATACGGAACTTGACTGTATTTGCAGCAGAGACATAGCCTGTAACTGTCAAACCAACCAAATCCACACCCAAAGATGTGCCAATGACCATATCGCCCAAAGCTACGCCAGGGATTGTGATGTCGTCTGTCTCGCCTGCACCATCAACCAATGAACCAGCGTCCAAAGTAGCCTTAACTACCCATGTGTCGCTGAAAATGCCACGGAATTGATCGTTACCTCTGCGAGATGTTACCGATGATGCGGTTGCCATATTAGATTCCTCCTAGATTAAGAAAAAATCCCCCCACCCGAAGGCGAGGGGAAAGGCAACTATTAGGCTGGAACTGCCAGAGCGTAAGCGCTGGAAGACAAAGCTGCACCAGTTGTAGCGGCAGTACGCATGGCTTTCACGCCATACAAAGTGTCAGATGTGAACAGAGTAGCCAAGTACTCTTGTTTGTACTGAACTTGTGAGCGAACACCAACTTGCTCAACCAGAACCATAGAGTCCTTGTGACCCATCAAGCAGATGCGGTCAGTACCAGAGTTACCAGCACCAAAGTCAGCATTGCTTGTTGTGAACACGGGGATACCATACAGTTGACCGATTTCACCATTGCGGATCGCATCGCCATTACCAACGAAAGCCTGCTCAGTATAACGAGCCAAGCCCATCAATGTGTTACGGCTTGAAGGAGGAATGATGAAGAAGCGACCATCCATAGGAGTGTCGTTGTCATCCAAACGCTGAATGGTTCTGCGAATAGCAGCATCAGTCAAAGCAGCGGCATTAGAGGTAGAGCTGTTATAAGCAGTTGTACCATCAGAACCGATGTAAGCCTTAGTGCTAGAAGCAGCAGTAGCGTAGTCGTTAGTACCAACTGTAGCGCCATTGAAATAGCGACCCAATTGAACCAAGTCAGAGTCTACTTGCTTAGCCAAAGCATAACCAGCGTCTGCAGTATAGAACTGACGCAAGCTATTCAAGGCTTGAGCTTCAACGATGTCTTCGATCAAACGGCTATATTCATAGTGCTTGTCGATAGCAACTTGAACTTCTGTCTCAGTAGCGGCAATCAGAGTAACGGCAGTTGAAGCTGCTTTAGCTGATGCTGAACCACGAGTAGGAGCTGGAATGTGAACTGTGTCACCTTTCTTGCCCTTGAAGTTCATCTTCATTACGATGTTTGCCAATACAAGGTTTTTCTTGTAGGCGGCAACAATTTCATCACTCCAAATTTCAGGAATGAAGGTTGCTGCTGTGGTTGTGGTTACTGCTGGGGTTGGAAAAGCCATGATTAAATCTCCTAAAGTTTAAAATTACCTAACACGACCCTCTGCATATGCCTGCATGATTTCATCACTCAATGCATCATAGCGATTTGGGTCTTGCATTTTCAGCCGAATAAGGTCAGCCCTACGATAAACCTTTTTAGATGACTCACCAGAACCACCTACATCAACTCCTACAGCTTTAAGACTTTGCTTGCGTGTAGCCTCGTTAGAAGCCTCACTCTGCTGTTTCTTAACACCACGAAGTTGCTTATATGTGCTCAACAATTCATTGGCAGAATCATAGTCAAACTCAGCATCGGCTCGCTTAAACAACTCAATGCGTACAGGGCTAGATTTAACCCAATTTGCAAAGTCCTGATCTTTGGCAATATCGCCAAAATCGGGGTGTTCTTGCGCTAACTTCTGTTGAATTTGCGTCCTTTTCAACTCTAGCGTTGCTTGACGCGCTGCCAGAATGTCAGGATGACTATCAACTGTCCTTTGAACTGCCTTCTTTGGGTCTTCAAAAAAGTCAATCTCAGGCTCGTCCTGCTTAATCTGTTGTTGTTTAGACCCAAGGTTCTGTCTAATGAGTTCATCGGCTAGTTTTCTTACTTCACCAACCTCTTGAGCCTGCTTTCCAATTAGCTTTTCAGCCTCTTGGTGCATTTTTACTATTTCATCCAGACTTTTGTCCCTGTATTTTTCAGGGAGGTCTGGTTTAGAAGCACTTTTCTGCTCTTCGATTTCTAACTCACCAGGCAATTCTTTGTCATCATCAATCAACATATTTTTCCTTTTTCCTGCCGTCAATCGGTTGTAGGAGATTCAACTCGGCACTATTGCTTATGAGTTGAGTTTGCGTTCGCTTTTCAGTTTGTCAGTATGGCTTTTCTCAAACTTGCCATGGGCAGTTGGGAAATGACCAGACCAACCTTCTAACTTAAAAGCTGGCGCTGAGAGAGTTCGGTTGGCTGTAGCTCCGCACTCACACATTAGACTGGTTGCCTCATAATCAACCAATCTTTCTGTTCTATGTCCGTTTTCACAGACGAAATCAAACATTCTTCTCATTTAAGTCCTCGTAGGCTCTTTCGCTGACTTGTTTCAAGTTTTTCAGCCAAGTGAGAATAGAAAGTTCACCTTTTCTAAATTGTAGACTTTTTTCGTCATCAATTGTAGATATATTATTCAAAGGTTCAATCATATTGTCAATGTCTTCCAAAAGGTCTTTCCACCCTTCGGTAGCCATCATTGAGAATCTTGCCTCGTAATAGGCTTGCAGTTCTGGGGTCATGCACCATTTCCTGAGTCAATTACGATAACTTCTACTGGATCAGGACGAGTTTGCACTTCTACTGTATAAACCACGCCATTTTCCTCGTAAGGCTCACATCCAACAAGCATTTGTGTGGCTCTGTCGTGTTCCTTAAATACGCTGACCTTTAGGCAACCATTCTCGGTATAGAAGTCATCATTTGGCCCTGAAATAGGGAATGATGTATTAGGAAACATATCACGATAGTGTCCTACTGTGATAGTTCCATTTTCTAGTTTAGCAATGTTCATGTTTATCCTTTATCTGGGAAAGGTGCTATTGGGGCTGTAAAGTTTGTGGTATATCGTGCGACACCTTTAGTAACTCTTAAATCGTCAATATATCCTGTAATTGTTTGATTTCCTGGATCATCAGCACCAACAGTAAATGGTTTATTGCTGTCAAACAAAGCAGTTGATGAAGTTGTAGTTGTTCCAGCAGTACCATTTACATAAGGTGTAAATGTGCTTCCATTACGAACTAAAGCCAAATGTTGCCAATTATTAACAGAACCAGCACCCATTGTTACACCACTAGCAATTGACCAAGTAGAACCATTACCAGATAAATAATAAATCCAATTTGTTCCATTAAAAACAATGTGATAACTTGCTTGGTTATTTGCACCAGTTCCTTTGGCGATAAATGTTTGTGATGCACCACTTGAAGTAAGATAAACCCAACCTTCTATAGTGAAATTTCCGCTACCCATATCAAATGCTGGGTTATCAACTACGCTTAAATAATCACCAGTCCCATCAAAGTACATTGAGCCAGTACCATACTTCTTAACGCTTGTAGAAATCTGTGCGTTACCCACAGTTTCTAAGTCGTTCATCATGGCGTTGTCTAAGATGCCAGCGTTGGTTGTATTAAGCAACAAGGCCGTACCACTAATAGCAGTCAATGGTGCGGTTGGTACAGTCAACGTAGTTGATGTTGCGCTATACACGGCAGTTCCAGTCACAACACGCACATCACCAATATAACCAGTTAAATAATTAGTTGATGGCCCTGCGCCACTAATTGTTCTTCCTACATATAACAAATCTGAGTTGACGTTGTTGTATGAAGTGGTTGCAGATGCCGCACTATATCCACGAACGCCATTTATAAAGATTGCAAAATTACTTGAGCCATCACGAACAGCAACAATCTGACACCATTGATTTATTGTGATAGCAGTTGAAGTTTGCCTTGTTACTTCTGTTCCGTCATAGCGTTCAAAAATAATAGTGCCATTTGTTGCCACCCAAAGACCCCATCCACAATATTGTGGCCCTGACCCTGCCGCACCATTACCAAGAGTAATAATTCCTGCATTTCCAGATGGCAAAGTACTAAGATTAATCCAAGCCTCAACTGTGAAAGCCGCTGTGCCAAGATTGAATGCCGCATTTTGAGTTGCAGTCAGATAGTCCCCACTACCATCAAAGTACCCAGAGCCACCAATCACGCTTGTGGAGTAGGCAG